GAAGTATGTCTTTAACCCACCACTTGTCTCTGTCTATCTTAACTATAGCAATAGCGGTTTCATCAAGTCTACTTCTTTTTAAATTACGTTCTTTATCTATTGCCTCAAAACCAGCAGGGTCGATAGCAATAACATAATTACCTTCTTCTGGTTCGTCATCAACCTTAAACCATTCTTCTTTAAATATTCCACCAGAGCCTTGCTCAAAAGATGCCTCAAATTCTTGTCTAAATGCCATAGACGACATATTCTTTTTAGCAGATTCAATTTCCTCTGGGGGTAGAAATGGATTATCTGTGGAGTTAAATTGGAAAGCATCCCAATCATCATCTTCTAAAGCATCTTTGTACAAATCATAAAAATGATTCTTAGAAGCGGGAGTTCCAATCATGAGACAACCCCCTTGCACGTCCGAAAGTGTTGGACGAATTATCTGTTCCCATACAACTGGCTTTATACTTGCCATTTCGTCCATCACGACATATGCCAAGCCTGCGCCACGAAGCGTTGACTCTCTGTCACTTCCCTTGAGGTATATCTTCCGACCATTTATAAGGGTAAGAGTAGCTGTATTTTCATGTGCTTGAGCAATCAAATCTCGACCTAAATCCTTCAATAAAGACCACATAATGTCTTTAGCTTGTTGAAACGTAGGAGCAATATAATATACATCTTTAGATTCAGACTGAATAGCATTTATCAGCAACAACCAAGCAGATAAGTAAGATTTTCCAAACCTACGACCAGCAGCTACAATCTTAAATCTCTTTTTAGAGTGAAATATTTGTAGTTGAGCAGGGTGGAGGTCAATATTTAGTTCACTCATTACCCCTTGTTAGATATTGATAATAAAGTTTTTGTTAGCTTTTCTGCTCTAGCACCTTTAACACCAGCTTTTTCTAAAATATCTAGGTAAGCTTGTGCTTTTTTTCCATCTAATACTGGTTCTTTGGTAAGCATGCCTTCTGTTTCGTCTTTTAAAACGACCTTTTTATCAGTTAAAGGACCTTCTTGACCAGCATAAGGGTTTCTAAACTCATCTTGTTCTATGTGTTTGATAGGCTCTTCCTTTTCAGCTTCTTCTTTTTCAGATTCTTGCTTTTCAGGTTCTTCAACAGGTGTCGTTTTTCTGTTTTTTGACCTGCTCATGTAAGACTTAATAGTGTCGCTTGGACTCCAGCCTACTTTTTCAGCTTGTTCTGGATTCTCTTTAAAATACTTTTCCCATCTACCAGGACTAAAGCTAGTTCCACCAGAAGTTAAAGGCCCTGTATTACCAAGAGTTCCTTCTTTTAATGACTTTTTGAACTTTGCTAAATTAAAAGCGTTCAGTTTTTCTTCAGTCATTAGATCGCCAGTTTCGGGGTGTCTAACTCCTTTGTTTGTGTTTCCAGCCATTTATTCTCCTATTCGTTGGAAATATTAACAATCACTTCATCATCATTCTTTTGTTCAGGTTCTATAACTTCGGCTTCATCAAAGTCTTTTACTTTTTGCTCAATAGAATCAATAGAGGCAACATTAATAACAATCTGTGAGTCTTGCTTTGCTCTATTCGGGTCTACAGCTTTCTGAACAGGTAATATTCGGTCTATACACATCTTCAAACAAAAGTTGTCACCATCCATTGCTTTATCAATAACTTTTTGAACAATCTCTGGGCCTTTGGCAGACATAACTTCTCTTGCCAGGGCGGTGTATTTATTAACTGATCCCTTTTTTCGACCATTGGGATTAACAGAAGGCATACCCTTGTAAAAATTAGGATTGCCACGCTTTCTACGCTTGGGATTTTCAGACATTATGCAACTATCCTTGCTTTAGCAATTTCGTGATAATCTTCATCAATCTCAATACCAATAAAACCATAACCTTCTCTAATTGCAGCCTTACCAGTTGAACCACTACCCATATAAGGGTCAAGAACAACACCATTGGGCGGAGTAATTAATCGACAAAGGTAACTCATTAGGGCAGTAGGTTTTACTGTGGGGTGTTTATTATCAGCACCTCTATCTTTCTTACTTGCTTTAGGGCAGTAAAAATAACGAGCAGCAGAACCAGAGTCACTATAAAGTCTATCGCTTTCAACAGATTTTGAGTTTCCCCAATGTCCTTTATCGTATGTAGGCTTAGATTTTCTGTTGTCACCTTTAGTTTGAGGAAACAGATCAAGAACCTCTTGGCTACCATCGTGGATTAGGTTGGCAGGGAATCTGCCTATATGTGTTTCACCTATATAATCTTTAGACTTAGCACAATGCGTTGTGTTTTTATGAGTGCCCTTTCCATTTGTTTTGATCGTATCACTTCCAACTCTACAATCATCAATATTAATTCCACCTGTTCCCCATTTAAGAACATTCTCTGCTACGGTTTTTTCAGATAGTGGTTTACGAGCAAGGGTAAAGAACTCACAAGCAGGTTTAAGTGCTGTTCCCCAACCTTCATATTCTGAGTTGCCTTTTGATATATGTGTTTTGTGTCCATAATCTGAATAGCAATTAGTGCCTTTACTTGGTGTTTGTTTTTTAATTAGTGGATTAAGAGATATTTCCCTATCATTCCCTTGTAACTTATCCACCGCCTTACCAATATTCAAACTCTTTGGAAACCCAGAACCATACATCCAAGTAACAACATCACGAATCTCAAAACCTGCATCCTCGATATTCACCACCATTCTGTGCTGCGTTCTCGTACCACAAGCACACAGTAAATGACCACCTGGTTTTAACACTCTAAGAGCCTCTTGCCATATCTCTACATTAGGAACATTGTGATCCCATTTTTTCGCCATAAACTTAATACCGTATGGTGGGTCAGTAACTATAGAGTCAACAGAATTGTCATCCAAATTCTGCATTTGTTTAAGGCAGTCGCCTTGTAATAATAGGGGCATAGAATGATATAAAAAGGGAACTATATTAGATGTTGGATTCTGACCTTAAATTGACCAAAAAGGTAAAGTCAACCAATGCCTATATTATACCGTAAACCAAGTACGAATCTTAAATTGTATGGTCAATGATATACAGACTTAAATCTAGCTTTTTTTCAAATTTAGGAATTTAAATACTCGCTTTGGAGTTAGATTTAGAGAATTGAGTATATGTAGAAAATTACAACATTATAGGAACAGTAGTTAAGAAGATTTTACGGACGGTGAACTGGGGTTACTTTTTCGTTTTTTGTGCGAGGGGTTGTAAATTTAAACTTCTGGGAGCGAAGTATGAGCCTCCCCCCATGGTAATGACTATCATTCGCATTTAAAGGGGTAATTATGGGTTTTTATGGCCTGGATCTAATCATTTAACCCTTATACAGTAGGGTTTATAGCCTATTGTCAGTTATCACAATGAGATAAACAACACTTAAATAATTAAATAATATATTTATAAATGACAGATAAAAAGAAAAAGGATTGCAAATTTTTAACGCATTAATTTATTTAGCAGCTTAAAAGATGGCCATATTAATTTATTGTATTTACTCTTACCTATTTAGTGTTAAGTCGATATTCAAATCCTTAACAATTCACTCAATCTATAGATCAATTTAAAGCCTAATATTAGCCTACTAATACAACTTTTATTGTCAGTTGATACAATGGCCAGGGTAAAGATTATTTATACCTATTATTTATTTATATATAAAAAAGTATATACAATACTATACAAATGATTTATAATACTAATTATGGTTAAGCGATAAGCCTTTAAATTATCGGTTTTTATAGGAGTTATAATAATGAGTAGTTATCCAATTTGGAATAATATACAAGCATGTATATATAAAGGTGATAAAAGTTATGGTGTTAAAAGCGAGGGTGTTGTTAATGTTTTAGTCGGCACTTCTCAAACTAACTCACATAATTTTTTAACACACACAACAACAGTTAAGCGACATAATAAAGATTTGCAAGAGTTTCGCTTTTATGTTGATAACAAGTTAATCAAAAGAGCGTTTGTAAGAAGAGGTAAGTTTTTAAAACGTCTAAATGGTTACAAGGAGAATGAGTAATGAAAAAAATAATACTTAATAAACCAAAAGTAACATATAGACAATTTTGTTTAATACAAAACGATTGGATTGAGTTGTGGACTTCTGATAACGAACAAGATGTTATTAGTAGTATGCACCCAAAATTGCAATCTAAATTAGAAAAAGTTGTGATTACTGAAAGTGGCAAAGAAGAAACAACTTTATTATGGACAAACAAGGAGAATGAGTAATGAAAAAATTAACTGAAAATATGTATCAAGGTGCAGTTGGTTTAGTCAATAACATTATGGATGATGGTAGACTATTTTATTTATATGATAGGTGGCAAGATGAGAAAGAGTACGAAGATTTTGCCGACTATATCGAACACACTAAAAACTTTATTGAGGAACATGGTTTGGCCTTTGTTAAGATGACTAAAGGCTTTAAGGTAACCATAAAACATAATGATATTATTGTTTATATCAAAATCAATAAATCAAGTGCTAATGTTACTTATGAGGGGAAAGAATAATGGGATTTTTTAGTTGGAAAACATCAGACACGAATGAAAGCGTAAGCAACTCATTTAGTGTTTTGGGGGCTTTACCTTGTAAAATGATAACACCTCATAACGAGTACATTGAGTTAAAGTATGAAGGTTATGGTGTGTTTGGTGGTAAAGATTATTATGAATTAGTTTATGAATTAAACAATCTTAAAGGTAAAGATAAAAGGAGTGTGGGAATAGATTTTGATTTTTATGATGAAAGAACACAAAATAAAATACTTCCTAAATTGGTATCTTTAGATTGTAAGAAAAAATACGAAGAATTGCCTAATTCAGAAAGGTGTGAATTTCAAGGTTATTTTTACCCATAAACCAATATAAAGGGGTAGTGTAAAAGCTACCCCTTTTTTACACCTAAAAGCATTTGAGTAGTGTTTTTAGATGTAAGAATAAAAATAATAATATGGAGGTTTTAATAATGAGCAAAAAAACAATTAAAGAAATGAGAAACGAATTGGTTGAAGCTGAAGTAAATCATATTCAAGAAATGAGCAGCAAAAATTTATTTTTTTATGCTGGTGATAAAACTGGATATTTAGATAAGAAAACATATTCAGATGAAGAAATAAAAGAACTTTATAATAATATTTATGGAGGTTTTTAAAATGAAAAAAATTACAAATAATTATGAAGCTCTTGTTATTGGTTTACGTTTGGCAATATCTGCAAAAACTGAAAGCCAGACCAAAAAATGCTTAAAAATTATTGATCAGATCGCAGCCAGGTTGCCAGATCATGAAATTGAAAAAGCTAAAAAAGAAGCATTACAAGATCATTTATAAATCTGAAAATATATTAATTAAGCCGTTTAATTTAACCATTAAGCGGCTTTTTTTTTGGATGGCCTTATGTTGGTATCAAGATATTTTTTAAATCAAAATATGGCCAGTTTTTAGCGGTTTAAT